CATGGGAACGATAATCGGCCTGATCCTCTTGTCGATGGTCGTGATCTCCATCATGGTGTACGTCGTTCGCCGCATTCGTGGCGACATGGTGCACGAGCGGTTCGTGTACACAACAAAGGAGTAATAACCGGTGAACGTGTGGCTTGTGATCTACGTCGGGACTTCGATCGGCGGAACGATCGGTCCTCTGCCAGTGACCATGAAGGAATGCCAGTTCAACGCGACGCTCTACAACATCGAAATGATCACGGCAGCTGAGCGCGGCAAGTTCCGCACCGGTGAGGCTGTCATGCCGATGCATCGGATCATGACGTTTGACTGCGTCGAGGGCGATCGGCCGGAGATCACGTTCGGCGGCGAGGACGTTACCTGATGCCGGTTGACAAGGGTGAGGACAACGATCCTCACGAAGCTATCGAGCTTGCCATCCACAACGAGACGGCCAAGGCGCGTGACCGGCGTATCGCTGGCGCTTGGGATATCACGCTGGCGACGGAACAGGGTCGGGCCGTGATGTGGGATATCATCGTGCGATCGGGCAAGGACGAAAGCCCGGCGCGCGCGAGCGGCGACGAGACGCAACGAATGATCGGCCGTCATGACTTCGGCCGTGAGCTTTACGAGACGATCAAGGCAAGATATCCTCGTCGGTTTCTGGAAATGCTACGGGAGAACATGTGATGAAAACCCTGCTTGAACAGTATGGCCTGAGTGGTGTGTTGAGGTCGCCGGACGAACCGGCCGCTGATCCGTCGCCGGCTCCTGCGCCTGCTCCTGCTCCTGCTCCGGCTGCTGATCCGGCCGCGACGCCAGCGCCGTCCGGCACGATCCTCGGCGACGCGACCAAGACTGCGGCCGAACAGGCGGCGGCGGCCAAGGCCACGGAGGATGCGGCCAAAGCGGCTGAGACTGCGGCGGCCGAAGAATACAAGAACGACGACGCCAAGACGCCGGAGGAAAACGCGGCGGCGAAGAAGCTGCACGACGAGGCCAAGGAAGCGGCCAAGGCCGAAGCTGACAAGAAGGCCAAGGAGGAAGCGCCGAAGGACGAGCGCACGGCGGAGGAGATCGAGGAGGCGGCCAAGGCATACAAGTTCGACGTTCCGGAAGGGTTTCAGCTTTCGGAGGCGATCGAAAAGCCATTCCGCGAACTGGCGGCAAAGAACAATCTCTCTCAGGAGACGGTCAAGGAACTGACCGGGCTGCAACTCAAGCTCTATCAGGACCAGGCGGAGACGCACGCGAACACGGTCAAGGAGTGGGGCGACCAGACGCGGGCCGACAAGGAGATCGGCGGACCGAACTTCGACGCGAACAGCGGCAAGGCTGCGGCATTCATCAACGAGTTCTTCCCGCCGTCGGCTGCGGCGCTGCTGGACAAGACCGGGCTGGGAAACCATCCGGACTTTGTGAAAGGGTTCGTTCGTGCCGGCATTGCCATGGGCGAAATCCCGACTTTCAGGAACAACGCCGGGGCAAACAATCAGGAGAGCGTGCAGGACATTCTGTATCCGTCCGCCGCCAAGCCATAGACAACGCGCGAAATCGCGTGTAAAGCGGAACCATAAGCCATGCGACTGCCAGCGCTGGAGGGGTCTTAAAAACCAAACGCAAAGGCAGTCGCTACAATGGCAACTCTCGGCTCAAGCTACCTCAATCTCATCGACACGATCAAAGCGACCACGGACGGCAAGCAAGTCGCCGCGCTGATCGAAGTCCTGATGCAGTCCAATCCGATCCTGGCCGATGCCGTCGCGGTTGAATGCAACATGGGGCGCGAGCATCTTCACGCCATCCGCACCGGCCTTCCCTCCGTCGCATGGGGCGCGCTCTACAAGGGCGTTCCGCAGTCCAAGTCGATCCGGCAACAGGTCAAGGACACGACCGGGTTTGTCGAGGGTATGTCCGGCGTCGATACGCGGCTGCTGAAGATCACGCCAAACGAGGGCGCAATACGATTGCAGGAGGCCAACGGCTTCCTTGAGGCGATGAACCAAGAAGTCGCCACCGGCATTTTCTACCACTCCACCGCAGCAACTCCCGAAAAATTCAAGGGCCTCAATGCCCGCTATGGCGCGCTCGGCGGCTCCGGTCCCGGCAACCAGATTATCGACGGTCTTGGCACCGGCTCGGACAATACGTCGATCTGGTTCATCACATGGGGCGATCCGTACACCACGCTGCTCTATCCGCAGGGAACAAAAGCCGGCCTCCAGCGCGAGGACAAGGGAGAGCAGCGCGTCGTCGATGCCGTCGGCAACCCATTCTACGTGAAGGAGGAATATTTCTCCTGGCACGTCGGCATGTCGGTCGGCGACTGGCGGTTCAATGCCCGCGTCGCGAACATCGACGTATCCGATGCGGCGGCTGGAACGGTCAACCTCAACGCGCTGATGACCAGCGCCTACTACAAGCTCCAGAACCGTCGTGTCGACCGCAACGGCGGCAAGATGGGCGCGGCCGGCGTCAAGCGCCTGGCGATCTACATGAACCGTGACATGCTCGCGGTCCTCGACAACCTCCAGACCAATCGCGGCAACACGGACAACTACGTCCGTCTCGTGCCGAAGGAGGTCGAGGGGCAGGAGGTGCTGACGTGGCGCGGTATTCCGATCCGCGAGACGGATGCTCTCCTGAATACCGAAACGCGCGTCGTCTGATAGCGGCGCGCGACGGGAACTGACAGGCACACAAAGGACAACGGAAATGATCTTCGACAAAACCTTGCAGTTCTCGGACGCTCAGGCCATCACGGCCGATGCCGCATCGACCAACATCATCGACCTTGGCGCGACCGGCACGTCGTACGGCCATGCCGCCGCGCTGCTGCGTGATCTCGGTATCGGGGCACAGGTGCCGCTCCTCGCGCAGATTGTCGAAACCTTCGACAACATGACATCGATCGAGTTTCAGCTACAGGGGTCCGTCGACGAGGCGTTCACCTCGCCAGTCGTGATCTCGCGGCAGACCGTCCTGCTGGCGGATGCGGTCGAGGGCGCCCAGTTCCAGATCGATTTTCTTCCGCGCGGAACGAGCTACCGCTACCTGCGCATGTTCTATGATGTGACGGGCACCGCTCCGTCGGCCGGACAGGTTACGGCCGGCATTGTCGCCGCCGTCCAGCCGGACAACGCCGGGCCTTACTAATCCTCGGGGAGAGGCGTAGCCGCGCGAATGCGGCATTCTTTTTCCCAAGCGCATGAAACACAACAGGAACGATCGCCATGAAAATCGACGAAGCCCTTGCCAAGCTGGAAGCCAAGAACGACAGGGATTGGACCGAGAACGGCGCGCCGTCGCTGACGCGAGTGCAGGTTCTCATGAAGGACAGTTCCATCACGCAGGAGCAGCTTGACGAAGCGGCCGGCGACATGAAGCGGCCCGACACGGCGATCGGCAAGAAGACGGTCAAGGCCGTCGAGAAGCGCGCGCCGGCCAGCGAGGACCAGCTTGCGAAGCTCCTCGATCCGGAAACCGGGCAGTTCCAGCTTATGGAAGACTACGAGGTCAAGGATCGGGAAACCGGCGAGGTGATCACCAAGCAGCGCCGGAAGAAGGTTTTCGTCCGCAACATGCACGTCGCCGCGATGGAACGCGGCTTCGCCAACGGCGCGATCCGCGATCCCGGCGACACGTTCATGTACACCGGCGAGCTTGGCACATGGATGATGCCGGCAGACCACAAGCGCGTCGAGGAAATCCGCGCCGAGTACGCCAAGGAGCGCGCGGAAAGCCTGCGCCCGGCTCCGGTGCCTGCGGCAGACGTGTAATTTCAAGGGCCTACGGCGGACCGGCAAAGGGCGGGCGGCAACGTCCGCCCTTTTCTCTCTCAAGGGGATGGCGATGGAACTGGTAAGCGTCAAGCGCACGGCGGAAGACAAGAAGAAGGAACGCGAGGCGTGGGACAAGCCGTCCACCGAAACGATGGACGACTATCCATACGGGCTGTGCCTGCATCTTGACGCGGAAACGCTGGAGAAGCTGGGGATCACCGAGACGGACTTTGACGCTGGCAACTCTGTCGGCATTGTCGCCGAAGCGATGATCACGGAAGACGCGGCGCGCTCGGTCAACGGCAAGGTCAAGCGCTCGATCTCGCTCCAGATCACCAAGCTATCGGTCAGCCAGGCGGCGGCCTCTGTCGACCTGTCGGAAACGCTTTACGGGAAATAATCCATGAACCTCGACAAGGTGGCGATCGGCAACATGGCGCTGGCGAACCTTGGCAGTCCGCCCGTTCAGGATTTCAACCAAACAAACGTGTCAAGCCGGGCGCTCAAGCTTCGTTATGACGAGGCGCGGCTGCAAGCACTGTCGGCCACGCTGTGGAACTTCGCTTCGCGGTGGAAGGTCGGCGTCGAACTGGACATCGATCCCAAGCCGCCATGGACGCGCGTCTACAACTACCCTGCCGATGCACTCCGGGTGCATGAAATCCAGCGATCGAGCGTCGACGAGAAGAACATCCCGTTCGAAGTCACGGATCGGATGGACGCCACCGGAAAGCTGATCCACACCGATCAGGAAGCGCCGGTGTTCATCTACACAGTCGACAAGGAAGACGTGACGACGTTCGATTGGGACTTCATCACGGCGCTGTCGTGGCTGCTGGCCCACAAGATCGCGATGCCGGTCACCAAGTCGACGAAGCTGCGTGACGACAGCATGAAAATGTGGCTGGCGCTGGCAGATAGCGCCGTGGCAAACACGAAGAACGAGGGCGTCACGGATAACGACATCACGCCAGGCTATCAGGCGGTGCGCTGATGGCCGACGCAAGCCTCACTCAACCGTCATTCACGGCCGGCGAGATCGCGCCGGCTCTCTATGCTCGCAAAGACCTGGCGCGCTATCAGGTCGGTGCGCGCAAGATGACGAACATGTTCGTTCATGCGCACGGCGGCGCGTCGAACCGGGCCGGCCTCAAGTTCGCGGCCGAAGTTCCGGACAGCGCCAAGACAACGAGGATCACGACATTCGAGGCGGCCAGCGACGAGGCGTTCCTGCTGGTGTGGGGCGACGAGGTGCTGCGCCCTATGTTCCGTGGTGCGTACCTCGATGCGGGCGGCGGCGTGCCGTACGAGATCACGACGCCGTATCCGTCGCCGGACCTGGCAAAGCTCTATATGGAGCAGTCGAACGACGTGTCGACCGTGGTCCATCCTCTCCACCTGATCCGCGAGCTTGCCCGCTATGACAATCTGGACTGGCGCATAACTCAGGTTGCGTTCGCCTCGCAGGTGCCTGCACCGGAAGTCATCACCGCCGTCGGCACGGAAGGCTATACGGGCTATAATAGCTCACACCTGCCGAAGTTCTACACCTACAAGGTGTCGTCGGTCGGCATGTCCGGGGAGGAAAGCCTGCCGTCGTCACCTAGCACGTCCGACATTGCGCTCGTGCTGGGCTTTGAGCAGAATTTCGTCACCCTTACATGGTCGCCACCGGGGGCCGGATACGCGGGAAGCTCACCACCGGGTGCCCTGCTTGGAGCCGGTGGATTTTCCTATTACAATCGAGGTTTCTCGCTGCCGAACGACCGCACCATTAGCAAGCTTGGCGTCTGGTCAATCTCGGCGATATCCGGCATCGTCGTTCGGGTAGCAGAACGAACGTCACCCGGCAATTACACACCGGTTGCGACAGTTACATTCAATCATCCTGGAGGCGGATGGCACGACGCCGATCTTGCTGTTCCGTATGTCGTTCCGGCATCCGGCGTGTTCTATGTCGGAACCTATTCCACTGTGTCGATACGAGCATCGACCGGGCCGGCCGGCTATCAATCCGGAAACTTCACCGGGCCTTCGGGTGGATTTAGCGAAGGTAATACTAGGCCACCATCGGTGCGCGCCTTTCTTGAAGGTGAAGACAGCGATGTTGTGGTCGACAGCTACAACATCTACAAGGAGGAGAATGGACTGTTCGGCTATATCGGCCGCACCTACGACACGACGTTCAAGGATACCAACTTCACGCCGTCGTTCTCGCAAGGTCCGCAGTCTGGTGAAAACCCGTTCGTAGGCGATGGCAATTACCCGTCCGTCGTGACGTTCTGCCAGCAACGGCGCGTGTTTGCCAACACGATCAACCAGCCTCAGACGGTCTTCGAAACGCAGTCGGCGAATTACAACAACATGGGAACGGCGACGCCGATCCGCGACGACGACGCGATAACGTTCACGCTGGCTTCGAAGAAGAAGCAGGATGTCTACCATGTGGTCGCGCTCGACAAGGGCATGATCGTTTTCACGCGATCCGGCGAATGGAAAGTGACAGGGCGTGATGGCGACGTGATCACGCCGTCGTCGGTCTTCCCGTCGCCGCAGTCGGCCTACGGTGCCGATCGCGCGCTCAAGCCGCTGATCGTCGGCGAGCAAATGCTGTTCGTGAAGCACGCCGGCCGCAACGTGCTGGAGCTTGGGTTCTCACTGGAGGCCGATCGCTACGTCGCCAACGATCTGACGATCCTGTCAAACCATCTGTTCGAAGGACGCAACGTCGTCGCGTGGGACTATGCCGCCGCGCCTTACAGCGTCATCTGGTGCGTAATGAGCGACGGCAAGGCGCTGTCGCTCACCTACATGAAGGAGCATGACGTTTGGGGCTGGGGCCGGCACGAGACAAGCGGCAAGTTCCTCGACGTGTCTGTCGTTCCGGAAGACACGCGCGACGTTCCATACTTTCTCGTCCGCCGTCGCATCGGTGGCGTGTCCAAGCAGTTCATCGAATACATGGCCGATCGTGAGTTCACCGATATCAAGGACGCGTTTTTTGTCGATAGTGGCTTGTCGCTGGATAACCCGATCGAGATCACGGCCATCGCGCTCGGCGCGACGACGACATGCACCTCGGCTGCACATGGCTTGGTCAATGGCGATACGATCGAACTTGATGGCGTATACATCATCGACGACAACGAGGATGTGGTAATGACGCTCGATGGCCGCTGGATCGTGGCAGGAGCGACAGCGAACACGTTCCGGCTAACCTATGAGTACGACAACATCGACGCGCTTCCGCCGATCACTGCAGGCGATGATCTAGACACTACCGACGTAGCGGGCGGGTACTACGATGGTGATGGCGTCTTCCGTAAGGGCTTCCTGTCCGTCGGCGGCCTCGATCACCTTGAGGGGCGCGAGGTGGTCATCCTGGCCGATGGCAGTGTCGTCGAGGGCGAGACGGTGGTAGGAGGATCGGTCATGCCCGATCCTGACGTGAAGCACTTCCGCGCGCATGTCGGCCTATCGTTTCAGGCGGTGCTTGGGACGCTTGACCTGTACAATTCGCAGGGCGACGACACTGGCATCACCAAGGGCGTGCCGACGGTGTTCGCACGGCTTCTCAAATCGCGCGGCCTCAAGTTCGGCCGACTGGAGGATGACGTGTCCGAAGAAGTCTATACCCGCGACGACGAGGATTATGACGATCCGGCCGAATTGCAGAACGGGCTGTACAAGGTCGAGTTGTGGGAGGATTGGGTGCCGGATCAATCACTGTTCATTGTGCAGGATTACCCGCTGCCAATGACGGTGCTGGGTATCACTCTGAAAGTGATGTACGGCGGTGACTAGAACGGCGATCGTTCCCTATGAGGCGGCACACGGCGAGATCGTCGCGGCCAGGATGCGCACTATCGACCGCAAGGAAATCTACTATACCGCGATGCTGACGCCGCACGCGGCCGTGGGCTTCACGACGGCGATCTCTGTCGGCAAGTGGACAGGCCTTGTCGATGGCGAGGTCGCGGCGGTGTTCGGCGTGGCCAGGCGGTCGGCCGTGTCAACCGTCGGCGTGCCGTGGCTGCTGTCGACAGACCTGATCGAGCGCGCACCGGTAACGGTCGCTAGGCAAAGCCGCGTCTACTTCGATCGGATCGCGCGCGCCTTCCCGCTCATGGAAAACCATGTGCTTGCCGAAAATGTCGTCGCGGTCGGCTGGCTGAAATGGCTGGGGTTTGATATGGAGGAAGCGAAACCATTCGGCGCATTCGGCGCGTCCTTCATTCGTTTCGGAAAGGGGCTGGACAAATGTGCATAGCGGCATTGGCCGGCTTGCCGGGATTGATCGGGGCAAACTTCGGCGGCATCCTGTCTGCGGTAGGCACTGGTGTCAGCGCGGTTGGCACGATCGCTGGAGCGCAGGCGGCAGGGGCGGCGGCATCCTACAAGCAGAAGCAGGAGGCCATGCTCGCCGAAGACGCGTTGAAGCGCGGCGCGCAGGCCGAAGAAGCACAGCGGCGCAAGGCGGCGGCTCTGGCCGGGCGTCAACGCGCGGTCCTGGCCGCGTCGAACATCGACATCGGCTCCGGGTCGGCGCTGCAAATCCAGACGGACACGGCACAGTTGAGCGAGCTTGACGCGCAGGTGATCAAGGACAACGCCAGGCGAGAGGCGAATTACCACACGGCCAATTCGGACCTTGCCGGAATGGAAGCGAAAAGCGCCTCGTCGGCTGGAATGCTCGGCGCGTTCTCGACGGTGCTGGGCGGTGCCGGCACGCTCGCAAGCAAATGGTACAATCCGGTTCCGTCGAGTGGTGGCGGTGGCGGGTTCTCTCTCACATCGCGGCCGTCATGGGCGGGGGCTAATTCATAATGGCAAGTCTTCCGCTCTACGATCCGGGCGGCACGCAGCGCACCGACGCGCAGCGCGCCAACAATCCCTCGGCTGACGCCTTTGGCGGCGCGACCGCTCGCGCGCTCACCGGCCTCGGCAACGCGACGCAGGGTCTTGGCGGCAAGCTGCTGGAGCTTGAGGCCAAGCAGAAGGAACTGGACGACAGCACGGCCGTCGTCGACGCGGCGGCGGAAGCCTCGAACCGGCAGCGCAAAGCGCTCTACGGCGAGGGCGGCATCTTCACGCGCACCGGCAAGAACGCCGACGGCATGACCGATACCGCGCTTGAGACGATGGATCAGATCGGCAACAAGGTTTCCGAACGGTTCACCGATCCGAAGCAGATTGCGACATTCCGTCGACTGTGGACCGGGCAGACGCAATCCACGGCCGATGCGGCGGCCAAGGTGGAGCTTCAACAGAAGACGGCATACCGAACCGCCACGAAGACGGCGGCCCTCTCCAGCCTCACCGATGACGCCGTGGCGGCCTATAACGACGAGGAGGTACTGAGCGAGAAGCTCACGCAGGCGCGCGAGACGATCCGAATGAACCCGGATGGCCTGCCCGACAACATGATCGGACAGATGGAGCGGGAGAGCATTTCCGCCATGCAGGTCCAGGTCATTCAGCGCATGGCGCAGGATAATCCCGGCCGCGCGCTGGATTATTACGAGCGTCACAAGGGCGACGTGAGCGGCGCGGATCACGCCAAGGTCAACGCGATGATTACCGGCGTTGCCAAGATGCGGGAGGCCGGACAGTACGTCGAGGAGTTCGCGGGCGGCGGCAAGGCCGGCGAGATCGTGCGCGCGGTGATCGGGGCGGAAAGCTCCGGCGATGCCGGCGCTGTCTCTCCAGTCGGCGCTGCCGGCCTCATGCAGCTTATGCCTGACACGGCGCGTGAGGTGGCGGCGACACTGCCCGGCCTCGGATCGCGGATCGCCGGCATGGACGACGCCGCCTTGGCTGCTTACTGGCAGACGCCGCAGGGGAAGAAAGACAACGTTCGGCTCGGAACGACGTACCTCAACAAGCAGTTGGTCAAGTACAACGGCGATCTTGAGGCGGCCCTGGTCGCGTACAATGCCGGTCCTGCCAACGCGACCAAATGGCTGGATGCCGGGCGCGATTACTCGTCGCTGCCGAAGTCGGAAGAAACGCTTCCGTATGTGAAGAAGATTTTCGCCTCGCTGGGCTACTCGATCGGCGGCGACACGTCGGCCGACATTCAGGAGGCAACCAAGGGCGGCACGTACTTCAAGGGCGATCCAGACGCGTTCCTTGCGACCAAGCTCGCCGCTGGTCGGCCGGCCTCGTACATCACGGACATGAAGCCGGCGCTGAAAAACCGCCTCGCCGGGATGATCAACGATGCGCCGGATTTCGTGAAGGCCGGCTTGAACATCTATTCCGGCGCGCGCTCGAACGAACGGCAAGCGGTGCTGTGGGCGGCGGCGCTCAAGAAATACGGGTCTGCGGCAGCGGCTCGCAAGTGGGTCGCGCCTCCTGCCGGCGAGGTGATCGACGGCAAGGCATCGAAGGGATCGCAGCACGGCCACGGCAACGCGGCCGATCTCGGATGGAAGGACGGAAGCCTTGCCAACGCTCCTGCGAACGTCGTCGCGTGGGTCCATGCCAATGCCGGCAAGTACGGGCTGGCCTTCCCGCTCTCGAACGAGAACTGGCATATCGAGACGATCGAGGCGCGCAAGGGCGGTGCGGCCAAGGGCGACCGCACGCTCGATCCGGCAACGCGGCGAGTTGGACAGGCGTTCGACAATCAGGGCGACGTTGATGTCGTCGAGGGTCGCGGCCGGATCGAGCTTGCTCCGGATACCGCCAATCCCGCTGACATCTACACCAAGAACGCCGCGCCGTTCACCATACAGCCGGACGCGACCAGCCTGACCGACTGGCTGCAAAGCGCGCGCGACACGCTGTCCGACAATCCGTCCCTGCTGGCAGAAGTCGAACGCCAGTTGACCGACAAGGCGCAGATGTCGACGGCGGCGCAAGCTGCGGCAACGACGCAACTCAAGACAGAACTGTTTCGCACGATCGTCAACGGCGGCTCGGTCAAGGATTACGATCCGCTGGCGCTGGCGTCGTCTCCGGACGCCGTAAAGTCGATGCTGGAGTTCGAAAGCTCATGGAACCGTGGCAACAACGAAAGCGATCCGGCGACGTACTATCAGCTTTCGATGATGGACGGGAAGCAGTTGAACGATCTCGGCCCGAACATCGTCGACTATGCGTCGAAGCTGTCAAAGGCAGACCTGAAAGGCTTCATCGACAAGGCCGGCGAGTTCGCCAAGACTGGCGGCCTGGCGTCGCGCGCGACCGATCAGACGCGCACGCAGATCGTCACGTCGGCGCAAAACATCCTCGGCCTCGATCCGAACAAGCGGCCTGCCGACGCGGTGCGGATGGCAAACCTGAACCGGGCGTTCGACACGCAGATAGGCGGCTACATCGAGACGAACGGCAAGGAGCCGGACGGACCTGTCATGCAAAGGATGATGGACGATCTACTGCTTGAAGGCCACGTCAAGAAGGAATGGAGCCGTGATCCGGCCGCGCGCGTGTTCGAACTGACGCCGGAAGATCGCAACAACTTCTACACGGCGGAAACGATCGACGACGTTCCGGCCGATGCGCGTCCGGTCGTGGCGCAAGGCGCGTCGTCCGTATGGGGCCTGCCGCCTGGCCAGGCGGTTCCGGAAGACATGGCGGTGTCGTTCTACAACGATTACAAGGTCGTGCAGCTTGGCGGCGCGCCGACGCCTCCGCAAGCTGTCTCGCCTCGTATCGCGCAAGGGCTTGCCAATGTGCTAAAGCGCGTGCCAACTGCGGAAGAAGTCGCGGCGTTCTATCGCGAATGGATACTCAAGGCGACCGCACAGGGTAGGTAAATGGCTGACGACGTATTCGCCTCGATGCTGGAGGGCGTGGCCGATGGATCGGTGGCGCTCGACAAGCCTCCGGAACAAGACCCGATTTTCTCCGGCTTGCTCGACGAGGCGAAGACGGCGGAAACGTCGCGCAATGCGATCGCCGCGCAACAGGCAAGCCAGGCGGTACCCGAACAGTATGCGGATCATCTGAAGCTTTCCAAGACGTTCGGCGTGCCGGTCGATTTCGTCGGCCGCAATGAGAAGGTGCTGACGGCATTCAAGGGCTTCACCGATACCAAGCGGATGATGGACGACAATCCACCTCTCGCGAAGTGGTACGCGACCGGCGACAACCCGGCCGCGATCAAGATGGACGAGCTTCGCCACCTGAATGGCCTGTCTTGGATGGGCGCGGCCGTCGGCTCGTCGTTCATGGACAGCTACCGCAACATCAATTTCAACGATCTCCAGTACAAGAAGATGATGGGAACGGCGAGCGGCGACGAGCTTGCATCCCTGTCGACGCTGGAAGCCAACCAAGAGCCGCGCACCTATGCGGCCGATACGTTTTGGCAGCAAGGTCTGGTCGGCGCGGCGGCTCAACTTCCGGTGATGGCCGATATGGTTATCGGTGGCATACGTCGCGGCATCGAGGGCGCAACCTACGGCGGGACGATCGCCCTTCTGGCGGGCCAGGCTGGGCCGCAGGCGGCCATTCCGGAGGAAGTGCTGACCGTTCCGGCAGGTATGGCCACTGGCTACGCGATCGGCTCCATGGCCGGTTCCTACGAGCGCGCATCGCAACAGATGGCGGGCGGCGCGTTCTACGAGTTCTCGCAGATGCGCGACGAGACGGGGAAGCCGCTCGATCCGGAAGTCGCCAAGGTGGCGGCGATCATCACCGGCTATTCGGCCGGCGCTCTGGAAGCGCTGTCGTTTCAGAAAATCGCGTCCGTCGTGCCTGGCTTGGACAGCGTGAAAAGACTTCTCACCAAGGACGCGATCAAGGCGGCGCTGATGCGTCCGAACGTGCGCACTGCGTTACAGACGTTCGGCAGGAACATCGCGGAAACCGGCGCGACCGAAGTGGCGACAGAAGTCGTGCAGGAGGCAATCCAGATTTTCGCCGGCGAGGCGACCAAGGCGTATTCGAACGAGACGGATGGCGGCCAGTTCACCATGACGACGGGCGGCGAGGTGGCCGACAGGCTTGCCGACACGTTCGAACAGACGCTTGCCACCATGATGGTTCTCGGCCCGGCGCTGTCGGGATCGCGTCTCGGCCAGGATATCCGCCGCGCCAAGCACGCCGCGCAGGACATGCGCATGATCGAGGCCATCAACGAACACGCGAAGGGGAATGAACTGAATGTCCGACTGCCGGAGAAAGCCACGGAAGCGGTTCGCGCTATTACAGAGAACGGACCTGTACAGCACGTCTACATTGCGCCGGAAGCTTTCACGCAGTTTTTCCAGACAGCCGAACAGGCCAACGACTTCGCCAAGACGATCGGTCTGACGGAGGAGTTCGCGGAAAGCCAGCGCCTTGGCCGCGACATGGAAGTGCCGATCGAAAACTATTACGTCAACATCGCCGGGACCGAGATCGGAAACGCGATCAAGGAGTTCGTGAAGCTGTCGCCGGATGCTATGTCGATGCGCCAGGCGACGGATTTCAATGATGCGTGGGACGAGGCACAGACGACGCTTGCCGAAGAACACGCGGCCGGGATGGAAGTCGACAGCGCCGCGATGGTCGGCGAGGAACTTGTATTTGAGGACGTGAAGACGAAGGCGATGAACGCCGGCATCGTTCCTGATCAGGCGGCGCAATACGCCAAGCTCTATTCGCAGTTCTTCCGCACGATGGCCAATCGTTCCGGTGCCGATCCTAATGACCTGTATCGGCAATATGGTTTCGACATCAAGCGCGCGTTGCCGACTGAGACGGAACTGAAAGCGGTCGACAATCTCGATCTCGCGCTTGAGGTGATCCGACGCGGCCGTGTCGATCCGCTGCGCAAGCAGGTTGCCAAGGCGGCAGGACCATCGCTTCTGGAGGCGATCATCGCGCGCGGTGGCATACAGGACACAGGCGGTGAACTGGCGGGGATGGACATACCAGCGCGGGCGATCCGTGCACCGGTGCAGAACGAGTTCGACAGCGCTGATTGGACAGGTGCGGCTCCTAAGGTCGACGAAAACCAGTACGGCGCGGATGATGTGGCACGGCAGATGTGGGAGGAGGGATATTTTCCTGACATGGAAGATCGCCCGACGCCGGACGATCTGATCAACGCCATCCGCGAGGAGACGGCCGGGCGGCCTCGTCGATCGACGATGTACGACAAGACGGCCGATCCGAAGATACAGCAAGCGGACGGGCTGGTGAAGTTCGCCGACATGCTGGACCAGCTTGGCCTCGATCCGAACACGATGACGAACGAGGAGATCAGGACGGCGATCGACGAGGCGGTGAACGCCGATCCGAATGCGGCGGCGCTATTTCAGAACGGAGCGATCCCGCTTGACGCCCTTGCGCTCGAAGGGGACGCGGATAGCGCCGTTGCGCTTCAAACGCTGATGGACGTTACGGCCGGTAGTTCCAAGGAGTACGCCGATATCGCGGAACGTATATCCGGCCTCTCTGAGGCGGATCGCCTCGGCAGTGTCCCATCGGTCGCGCCCATGCTCTCTGAGATGCGCAGCGCTGCTGCTGTAGAGCCGAAGGTTCTCGATGCGATTGTCGAGCTTGTCCCCGTTGATATGGTGAATGACCTCTTCGGTTCGCAGGAGGCGGCCAAGGTGGCTCTCCATGATGAGGCGATGCTCAAGGAAAGTCTGGCATTCGACGCTGTATTGGAAATAGCCAGTCGTAGCGACGCAGCCGCGCCGGTTCGCCTTCTTGTGATGGAGGCGGCACGCCTGACTGCAGAACATGGCGACCGCATTGCGAACGCGCGAGGGGAAACGGCGGAAGGTGATACCACACCAATCGCAGGTAAGGCTGAGACTTTTCGGCAAACTGATACCTCCAACGGCCAAACGGTCAACGCTAGCATCCAGTTTGGACGCGATCCGACCTCTCCTCGTACTATCATAAATCTGTTTGATAATGCAAATTTGAGCAGTTTTTTGCACGAAAGCGGGCATTTCTTTCTGGAGGTGTTCCGCGACATGGCGGCGGCTCAACCGGCCGTCGAGGGCGAGGCTCCGACGCAGATACAAGAAGACTGGCGCGCGATCCGCGACTACCTCGGCATAACCGACGACAAGAACATCGGCGTCGACGCGCATGAGAAGTGGGCGCGCTCGTTCGAGGCGTACCTGTTCGAGGGCAAAGCGCCAAGCCAGGATATCGCCACGGCGTTCGCGCGCTTCCGGTCATGGCTGGTTTTCGTCTACCAGTCGATCAAGAAGCTGAACGCGCCGATCAACGACAAGATGCGCGAAGTGATGGATCGCCTGATCGCGACCGACGAGGAGATCGACGCCGCGCGGCGCGCGCCTGAGTTCCGGCCGGCATTCCAGACGCAGGAGCAGTCCGGCCTTACCGACGCGCAATGGAAGACGTACACCGAGACGGCCGGCCGCGCGGTCGATCGTGCCAAGCGCGAAATGGACGCGCGCATGATGAGCGAGATCGCTCGCGAGACGACGAAGGAATGGCGCGAGGCGAAGCGCGCCATACGCGCCGAAGTGCAAGCCAGCATGGAACGCCTGCCGGTCTATCAGGTGATAAACTACCTGCGAATCGGCGAGGGCCTTCCGGAAGGCACGGCGAGGATGCATCTGGACAAGGCCGGGATTGTCGAACTCATGGGCGAGGGTGCGCTGCTTCGCCTGCCTCGATCCGTGCCGCCGCTGTACCGCGCCAAGGGCGGCGTTCATCCCGACGTGCTGGCGGAAATGTTCGGCCTCAAGTCCGGCCACGAAATGCTGACGCTCATGATGTCGGTCCCGTCGATGGGCAAAGCGGTCGCGGATGAAACCGCGCTGCGGATGCGCCAGACCTATGGCGATCTCATGGGCGACGCCGTAGCGCGCGCCAGGGTGGCGGCGGCGTCGATCGTGAACGACGACACTGGAGAACTGATCAACGCCGAAATAGGCGTGCTTGTGCGAAAGGGTCTAGTCTCTACGGCGATCAACAAGGCTGACGCTCGCCGACTGGCGCGGGAAATGGTGAGGGGCAAGACCA